GCATTGACCTTGACCTTCAGCTCGTCGGCTACGGCTCCGCGGAGCACTCGCTGAACGGCCGTGTCGGGCGACCAGCAGTCGAAGATCGAGACGCTCGCCAGCTCGTCGGCGAGCCCGTACGTCATGGTCGGGGTGGTACTTACCCCGGCGGCCATCGCGGCAGTGAACGGCGCGTTGAGGATGACCGTCTGCGCATCGGCGAGGGCGCACACGAATCGGATCTCGCCTCCGTAAGCTATTGCCTGCCCGACTGCGAGACCGTGCGCCACGGCAAAGCTCAGAGTGGTTCCGGATGAGGAGGCAATCTGACTGCCGGCGTGGACGGTTCCCACACCGCCCATGGCCGAATGAAACAACGGCCCGTAGGCGGGCTCCGCCGATTGGTCATTCCATCCGGTCAAATAGGTCCGCAGCCGGAAGCTCGTACGCGAGCGGATGCCTGCGGGCAGGCCGGCAAACGTGCGGCTGCCGGTCTTGTCGTGGCGCGTCACTTTGTCGCGGACCTGCTTGGCGGACAGCTTGACCGCCGGGATCCGGTTGGCCGCTGCAATCGCCGGCACGACCCCGAATCCGCTCTCAGTCTGCACGTAGAATCTGTTTTCGTTCGATGATATGTAGGACATTTTTCCTTCTTTCTACAGGCTGAGAATGACCTCCAGCCGTACCTTTGCCGTCGCAATAAAGTTCCTGCCGCCGCGTTTTACGGCCGCATAAGTGACTTCGTACCCGCCCGTGTAGTACATGCCGGGGCTCCACTCACGCCGCGCCCGGTTCAGCACATCGGTCACGGCATCGACATAGAGGTTCAGTAGATCGCCGATCGCGTCGGCGCGGTCGTGGGTCACCCTAATGTCGATCGCCAGGCCCGCGGTGCCGGAGAATGTGCGAAATTTCTCGCGCAGATCGTTGGCTAACCGCTCGCAGTACACATGGAGCGACGGGTAGACCGCATCACCGGACTTCTCGGCCGTGTCGGGCGCGAGGTTACTCACCGAGATCGTGCTCTCTGGAAACGCCTGGTCGTCGCCTTGGTCGGCGAGCAGAAGTCCCGCGACGGTTTCCCGGACGCCGCCTTCGGCGGCCGTCAATATGCTCATCAACTCGCGCGTGGCCCATGATGCCGCTCGTGCCATGTCTCACCCCCTGTCCAAACGATTGACCAATCGCACGACCACGTCAGCCGGCTGGCCCTCTGACGGTGGCTCGCCGACCTTCGCAATGCCGCTGGCGGCTTCTGTCCAAGTGCTTCCTCCCGGCAGCGGCAACGCGGTCTGTCTCATGAGCCTGCTATCGCCGTTCCCGGCGTAGACCAGCCAGGCCGCACCGGCAGGCCCGGCACCGAGTTGCACCTGCACCAGGCAGCCGGAATCCGCTTCGACGGTGACGGGTTCGCTCGGCGCACTCGTAGCTCCGCCGATCGTGAGCGAGACGGCCACCAGATAGCGCCGCTTCGGCAGCGCGCCACCCTGCGCCAGCGCCCATTCCGGAGCTTCGGGCCGAGCCAGCGGCGCAGCCACGATGCCAACGCCGGCCGTGAAACAACGATGCTTGGCTTCTCCGGCCAGTAGGGAGTACAAGGCCCACTTCTCGCGAAAGCGGTCGTTCAAGTGGTGATTGCAAGCATCGCGGTAGATCACGGACAGACTGTGAACCGCGTGCCAGTGCCGCAGCGTCTCAGTGACGGCCACGTTAGTAAGTTCGAGATCCGGCTTCAGATATTGCGATCCGTTTCGCTCAAGGAAGGCGGCGATCTCGAAACCGATCTCCCGCTGCGCCACCCGCAGCTTGGGTGTCAGCTCTATCTCTTCCGTCCGCGCGACGTCGAGAATGGAAGACTCGTACTCTCGCAGTCTCTCCTGGTCGCAAATCAGTCCGTCCGTGAATAAGGCCATGACGCTACCCTCAGCTCCTCTGCCTGCCTGCCGGCCGCAGGGGCTTCACTTCGCCTTCCGGCGACACGAGGGTGAACTGGATCTTCGCGGCCTGCGCCTGCCGTTCCGCGGCTTTCCGGGCTTCCTCTATGTCGCCGCGATACTTGTCCGTCTCCACGGGCTCCGCGAGCCTTGCCTTGCCGTCGACGATCAGCCTCGCCGCCACCGCCCGGGTGACTTCGGTGGCTCTTCCGAGCACTCCCCCGTCGGTGGTCTCGCTGCTGATGACCAACACAAACGGCTCCGTGATGGTTTCCTCCACCTGCCGGATCTTTGCGTAATACGCTCTCAACTCCATCGCTTTCTGCTCCTCAAGAAAAAAGGGCCGGCTCTTCGCCGGCCCCGTCAAATGGCCCTCCACGCAGACAAACGCCGCTGCGTCTGCCTAGCTGTTGATCTGCACGCCGAACGCGTTGCGCAGCACCGCGCACCCGTACAGCACGTCGACCGTGAACTGCTGGGCGAGCGTGTTCGGCGCGTAGCTCATCATGACGCGCATCCCGAAGTTGCCCAGCTCGGCGTAGTCGGCGATGGCGCCGGTACCCGGCAAGGGCTGCGGCAGGCGGCGCGTTACCAGGCCAATGGCATCCTTCGCAAAAGCGAGGTTATGCGTGGTGGCCGGCGCGCTGCCGGTCTTCGGCACAAACTGCGACCGGAAGATGTAGAAGTCCTTCAGCTTTCCGATCGAGCCGTCGACCAGGGCCCGGAGGCCCGCGTCACCGGCGTTCGAGTACTCGCTGAACCGCGGGATCTGCCGGAGGGCAGAGTACGAATCGGCGTCCACCACGATGTACTTCGACTGGCTGGGCGGCACCTTCGCCTTGAACAGCACGGTCTCCGCCTGGTCGATGACAGCCTCGGTGATCGGCGTTCCGGAGACGCCGAGGGGAGCATTCGCGGTGAATTGCGAATAGAGGTCGAGCAGGTCCGACTCGATCTTCTCGGCGAGCGCGATGACGGCCGGCTGCATGTACAGTTTGAGCAGATCCGGCACGGCGAGAATCTTCGTCACGTCCGGAATCTGAAAGGTCGCCTCGGCATGGGTGTTCAGCACGATGGCCGCGTTCCCGACAGACGGGTTCTGGGTCACGACGCTGCCGCCTTCGGCAATGTTGTTCGCGATCATGGTCGGCGGAATCGGGACGTTGACTGTGTCCCCCGCCTGGGCCAGGGTCGGTTCGAAGGAACGGTTGACCAGGTTCCCCATCACCAAATTCCCCATCAAGGCTGGCAGCGCATCCACGGCCACCAACTTGACAATCGCGTTCGCTACGTTCGCTGACGTAATAGCAGGCATTCTTTCTCCTATCCAATTAAAAAAGCCGCCCGATCTCCGAGCGGCTCCTGTTTGCTGTGTTGAGTACTGACTGCTGTCTTGCGGCTACAGTCCCGTCTGCTGGGCGATCCGGGCAATTTCCTCCCGGACGCGCGCCAGGTCCTCCTCGCTCATCCCCGGACGGATCTTGTTCAGGTCGACGGCAGCCGTCGCCGAAGGTTTTTGCGGTCCGGTGATCCCGGAGCCGCCGCTAATGCGCGCCGGCAGGAGTTCCGGGTTCTCCTGGACGAACTGCTCCAGATATTCCCGGACTCCCACTTCGCCGCCGGACGTACGTGCCGCCATGCGCCCGTCCGGAGTGCGAACGATGTCGTCCTTCACCGCCCGGTACGCGAGATCGATCTTGCTGACCCCGAGCCGCTGCAACTCAGTGCGGATCGCCGAGTCGCGCTGAGCCTCTTCCGCCGCCGCCCGCGTCCTGTGATTCTCCTGGACCAGCTCATTGACGCGCCGCTCCAGTTCCTCGCGCCGTTTTCGTTCCTCGACGAGTTCGGCCTTGTAAGCCGGCTCCGCCTTGGTCTGTTCCGCCGCGATAAACTCCTGAATCGCTTCCCGGATGGCCGACCTGACGTCGGCACCCGGTTCTTTGGTCTTCTGTTCTTCCATACCCTCTCCATCAGGCGCTTGCCTGGATCTCCGCCGCCACCTGCTCCTTGATCTGCTGCCGGGAGTCGCAGAGATACTTTTGGGCCAGCCGCGTGTAAATCTGTTTCTTTAACGTCGGCGATTCGATACCGAGAGCCAGCAACTGCGCCGCATTCTGCAAGTCGGTCGTAAAATCCGCGATGTCGAACTCGTCGAGCCCGGAGATGTCCACCTGCACCTCGTCGCGCCGCGCAGCCGCGACTGCCCGGAGCACGCGCTTCATCGAGTCCTTGACGAAGTCTCCGAATGCGCGCAGCACTTCCTGGGTAATCGTGTAGTCCCGCAGCTTACTGAGACCCGACTGGGCCATCCCCGATTCCGCCGATCCCGCCTGGTTCAGCAGATAGCAGATGCGATAGATCTCATCCTTGAGCCGCATGAGGTTGTCGGCCGCAATCTGGAAAACCTTGCCTTCGGGTTCAGTCCAACCGAACCGGTCATTGGGGCCCATCTGCACGTAGTAGCTTTCGCCGACGATCGAGTCCCACTCTTTGTCCGAGTAGACGACGGGCATAGCGAACAGGCCCATGTGTATCGCCCACGCAAGAGCGTTCGACTTGTTGAAATGCTCGAGCTGCAGCATCGCGGCTTTGTTCATCAACCACAGGCCTTCGGGCACGCGCATCTCGAGCAGAGGGACCATTCTCGCGGCGGCCAGAGCATGAGTTCCACGGCGTACCAGCTCAGGTTCGGCGGTTTATCCATCGCGGTGCAGCGCGCGGTAGATGCGGTACTC